CCACCAGCATTCCGGACGAGGCGAAGGTGATCAGCAAGGGTCTCGTCGTAGCCTCGCTGGTTGAGGCTATGGACGCGCTCACGGAGCAGCGACAGGCGATCAAGGACGGCACGTCTGTTTCTGATGCGCTCGCCGCTAGCGTTCCAGCAATTCCACTCTCAGAGCTTTCCTCCACGCTGGCTAGCTGCGTCCGTACCTTGGAGGAACACCTCCTACACGAGCGCGTTGAGGCCGCAGTTGATCCGACCGAGGCCGGCGACGTGTGGGACATGGAAGACGCTAAGTCTGCTCTCGAGTGCTCCCTGCGCTTGGTCGCCAACATCGCGGTCATGGAGTCGCTGGAGAACGAGGGCACGATCAAGACCTTGGACGTCGAGAAGCTCATCGCCGTCCGCCAGAACCTAGACGACGCTATCGGCGTGGTCAAGGCAACACAAGCTGGGACAACCAGCTCGACAGAAGAGGAGATCCACGTGGCTGATGTCACGAAGTCCGAGCTGGCTGACACCATCGCAGCTAGCACAGTCGCGGCCGTTGAGGCTGCGTTCGCGGCCAAGGCCGCAGAGCAGGTGAAAGCCGACGAGGCTGCCGCGAAGGTGGCTGCTGAGGAGGCTGCAAAGAACGCGAACAACGGCGGTGACATTTCTGAGGGTGAGATCAAACCCACCAAGGAGGCCGACGCCGATGATGTCAACGCAGTAAAGGAGACGCCTGAGGCTGAGGTCGAGGGTACTCTTACCAAGCAGGTGGCAGACCAGCTCGAGGTGCTGACGAAGGGTCTTCAGTCAGTCGAGGAGACGGTAGCCAAGATCGCCAAGCGCCCCCGCGCCGGGGGTCCTTCACTAGATGGCCAGGCTCGCGGAGTAACTCCCGCGGCGGAGGGCCGACAGAGTGACGTGACCAAGAGCGCCGGAGACGTCGACATCGAGGAGATGCAGAAGAGCCTCGAGGCGGAGACTGACCCCGTGCGCAAGAGCGAGCTCGGGCTCAAGCTGACCTACGCGCGGCTGACCAAGCTGCACGAGACCGGCCAGCTGTAAGAACCCGCTCACTAACCGCACAAACCACAAACCGTAAGGAGCACCTACACGATGGATCCCATCGATCAGGTGACCGCGGAGACGCTGGCGATGATCAAGAAGGCCGCAACTGAAGGCATTCTGGTCGGAACTGGCGTGCAGGGTGTAGACCTTTCTGGTCTCGTTGCCCTGATCCCGGTCAATGTACCTGCACGTAATAACACGTCAGCTTTCCCCCGCGTCATCGCGGGTGAGGGTAGCCAGACCGCCGTCTGGCGTTCGCTGCTGAACATCAACGCTCAGCAGTCGGATGCGGCGGTCGGCTTCGACTTCGCGGGCTCGCTCACGAAGTTCGAGGAGCAGAACTGCTTCGCGCCGTATAAGCCGTTGGCGAAGGCTGGACGCGTCACTCTTGACGCGGTCGCCGTCGCCCGCAACTACGCGGACGCGCTGGCTGTGGCTGAGCTTCAGACGCTCAACCAGCTGTTCATTGACCAGGATTTGCACATCATCAACTCACAGAACTGGCCTGTCAAAGTACCAGCGAAACCGACTACCGTCGATAACGCGCTCAAAGGCTCAATCCTCAAAACTGAAAAAATCGAAGTTGCAGTAGCGGCTCGCTCTGGAGCTAACTACTTCATCGGCGGAAGCACTGTTGCGTCGGCGAAGACGGAACAGGAACACGCGGCGACGGAAACAGGTTCGGTCACGGCGAGTGTCCCGGCGGTGCCGGGTGCGGTCGCGTATGACTGGTACTCGGGTCTGGTAGGAAAAGAACTCTTCTACTACGGCACCACGACTACCGCGTCTGTTCTGATCACTAAAGTTCAGACGGTAGCTGCGGCGCTTCCGAAACTGCCGCTGCTTAGCGCAACGGTGACCCCGAAAACGGTTGTGCTGCTGACTGCGCGTGGTGACACGTCGTTCAGCCCGAACTGGTATAACGGAGTTCTCGCTAGCACGCTTGGTGACTACAGCGAAACCGGGCCTGTTCAGCCGGGTTCGGGTACGCCGTCCGGCGCTACGTTCATCGATTACGGTGGATCTGCTATCACCTCATCGGGATCTAGTATCGCGCTGCTCGATCAGATCAACGATGAACTCTGGGCCAGCGTACAGCTCTCCCCGACCAGCTACATGGTCAACTCGCTTCAGGGCGACGAGATCTCGAAGCTGATCCTGGAAAGCGCTGCTTCGGTTACCTTCCTACCTCCTACGGACGCTGACGCGCGTACGAACCTGGCGGGTGGTGGTTACATCGGCCGCTACATCAACAAGGCAGCCGGTGGAGTCGCAGTGAACATCGAGGTGCACCCTCGGGTCGCTCCTGGTACGGTCATCGCCCGTACCGATCGTGTTCCCTTCCCAGGGAGCAACATCGGGTCGGTCTACGAGGTTCGTTGCCAGTACGACACGATGCGCTTCGACTACGCGGCGAACTATAACCCCGGAGTTGAAGGGGGCGGACCTCGATACGATTTCGAGATTCGTTCGATGGAGACGCTCGTGAACCGGGCGCCCGTCGCGCAGGCCGTTGTCTCGAACATCGGCTAAGCCCCACAAGCTCCCTACGGCCCTCGGGCTGTAGGAGAGGCGCCCCGCGAACCAGACGGGCGCCTCAGACCCTCCGCTTCCCTCGCTGCGCGCCGAGACCTCCCGGTAGCGCGCGAGGGAACGCGGACCCTTTCTAATAGGAGGTATCACGATGGCACAGATCCACAACGTAGAGGTAACCAAGACGAAACGGTACATCACGGACCCTGCGAAAGGGCTCACGCTCGTACACGACGATCACATTCAGAAGGGCAGCGCCACCGCTATCAACTACGGTAACGAGACGTATGAGATCGATGCAGATGGTTCTTTTGATGTGTCGGATGAGGCTGCAGCGTTCCTATGCAAACAGCCCGGCTGGTACGAGGGGCCTAACCCCTTCCCTCCTGAGGTTGAGGCTGCCCCTACACGTAAACCCTCGAAGGCTAAAGCCGCAGCCTAAACCGCCGTGCCTGCCTTCGTCCCTGAAACGTTCTCCGAACCTGTAGTCTGTCCTGATACAGCTTCACTTTTCCGGAGAGCCCCATACATCTCGCCCGCCGAGTACCAGCAGACGCCGACTGCTGTCGGTATCAAAAACCTGGTACCCGGCGGGACGGAACCAGAACAGCTCGCCTCACTCGCAGCCGTTATCTCGCGCGCCAGCGATTGGGTGGACACGATCTGCTTCCACCGCGCGGACGGGACGCTGGCAGCGAGCCCGTCCACGGAGTCCGGCTGGGTGAGACCGAAGGATGACGACACGCTGCAGCTGATCTGTAACTACAAACCGATCCTCGAGGTGGATGGACTAGCAATAGGAACCCCCGGTCAGCTGTCTAACATCGGAGACCAGGCGGCTCAAACTCTCTCGATCCAGGGCACGATAATCCAGCTGCCTGGGAACGTAAGCCCGCGTGGTGCGACGAGTTCCATCTACCCTAGCTACACCACCGTGCGTGGGAAGGTGTACGCCGTATGGGTGTACGTCAGCGGCTACCCTCACACCGCACTAGCTAAAGCTGCTAAAGCGAAAGACTCGACGCTCGAAGTGACGCCGTCCATTCCTGATGGCTCTAATCTATACGGGGTCTACCCAGGGACACAGCTCACGATCCACGACGGCGCTAACACGGAGGTCATCGTGGTGGCGTCCGTAGCGGGCTTGACGCTCAACCTAGCCGCCCCCCTCGTGTACGCTCACACGCTCCCCGCGGCCCCTAACACGACCCGAGTGACCGCGATACCGTGGATCGTGGAGCAGGCAACAATCTCTCTCGTATCCAACTTGATCAAGATGCGCGGCACGCGCGCGCTGGTGATTCCCAGCTCGCCAGCGAAGGCAGCGAACCCACCCAAACAGTCAAGCGGGCAGGCTGGCGCCCAGAACGATTACGACGCTGCTGTCAAAATGCTTGAGCCGTTCACCTCCGTTTATATGCGGTCGACATGAGCCGCGTAGCAGTCCGCACAGCGATAACCGAATATTTCGCTAACGCGAACCTGCAGTATGTCGGAATGGTGCACTCAGCACGACCAGAAATCACGAACGAACAGGACTACGAAACTAACCGGCTCGCAGAAGCGGTCCCGTCCGTGAATGGCTCAAGCGCGGTACTCGTCGTGAACATCCCCAGCGACGACAGGAAACGCCGGGCTGACACCGGGCGCGGCGCTGTCAACGACAGCGTGATCCACAAGATAGTGATGGAGGTTTTCTTCGCGAGTACCGGCGGAGACTCCGTCGCGGCGCAAAACGACTACGACGTCATAGTCGACGGGATGGTGGCCCTCATACGCGCAAACGCGGTCATGGGTGCCCCCAGCGTCATTTGGAGTGCAGGCGAGTACGAAGCGGGCGTCCAGCACCAACAGACCGCCCCCTTCAACGACGCCGAGGGCATGGCCGTGTTCATAAGCGGCGCAGTCAGCTTCGATGCATATGAGTGGGTAGCCGGAAATGTGTAGAGAAATGTACATCACGCGTTGGAAAACGCCTAAGATAGAAGGAGCTAAGCTGTGACCTTTTTCAGCGCGATCCCCGTACCAGAGACACAGATCGGAGTAGCCCTTGAGACCGAACGCGGGGTGCCTGTAGCTCCTGCTTTCTGGATTCCGATCATGGGGCCTAAGTATAAGCCGGACCTGAAGCTGCTCCCGGATGAGGGGCTCCGCGGGTCAATGGTGACGATCTACGATGAGGTCCCCGGCTTGCGCTACGACAACCACAGCTGGGACCAGCACCCGTACCTGGACAGTTTCCCTGTGTTCCTGCGTGCTCTGCTCGGGTCGAAAGACATCCTCACTAAAGCGACGCCTTTCACTACGCTCGTTCTAGAAGCGAAAGCTGCCGACAAAAAAATCGTTACTGTCGCAGCCCTGACCGAAGGGTCGTCGGTCGTGCTTGATGAAGGTACGGCCGCAGAAGAGACCCGTGTCGTCGGTAAAGTAACGAAAATCAAAGCTGGCGAATGGGAAGCCGTCGTGGTCGCTCTCGGTTTCAAACATGAAGTCGGCGGCACAGTGACGGCCCCGACAGAACTTCTGGTTGAAGCGAAAGCTCTGGCTACGACGATCAAAACCGCCGCTAACGTCGAAGCAGGGAGGTACATCGTTGTCGGTGCCGGTGCCGGGCAGGAGACGGCTCTGGTTACCAAAGCTACCGAAGTCAAAGCCGGCGAATTCACGCTAACGCTGGCGTACCCGCTAGCGCTCACTCATGCAGCAAAAGCGGCCGTGCTCGGTCTCACTGGTCACTCGTTCAGTCTGCTGAACAACGAACCAGCAGAAGGAAACCAGCCGGTCAGCTGCACGCTTACCGACTACACAGGCGAGACAAACTGGCGCCAGCTAGCAGCCGCCCAGCTAGACTCCATCACACTAAGTGGCGCTGCTGATGCCTTGCCGAAGGCCGCGCTCAACTGGTTCGCTAACGCAGCCAACACCCCATCACCGACGCCAACTGCGACCTATTCACCTGCTGAGGCGCCCCCTGGTTGGACGGTCAAAGCGTCTGTTGGAGGTACGCAGATCGGCTACCTGGTGTCTTGGGAGGCTAGCCTAAAGAGAGGCGTCAAGAACATTCCGGCAATTACCGGAACACAGAACTACTACCAGCACTTCGCTGGTGCCCTCGACCCGACTATGAAGATCGTGGTCCTCGAGGATCCCGCCGCGTCGTGGTTGACCGCGTACGAGAACGGTGAACTCGAGTCGATCGACCTCACGCTTAGTGACGTCGAGTCGGGCTTCGCTCTGAACCTGCATTCCACGAAGGCGAAGTTCCTGACAGGCGACCTGGACCGCTCGAAGGAGTGGGTTGAGGTTCCGCTTGAGGTGCAGCTGCTCCCCTCAAGCACGGACGCCCTCGCGGGGGGAGTGTCTCCGATCGTCGCCACTGTGGCGAACAGCAACACCCTGGCGTACTAAGAGAATCGACTAGGAGGTCGACAAATGGCAACGAAAACAGTAGACATCCCAGGAGGCACAGCGCAGATAAGAGATACGCTAAGTGTCCGTCAGCGGCACGACATCGAATCCGCGGCGGTAGCGGCGGCTTCGGCGTTGGACAAGCTCCCCAAAACTCGCGAGGAGCTGGAGACGGTGGTTGAGGGTTCCATCAACCTGACCCGAGAGGAGGCCCGGTCCCTGTTCGTTCTGCAGGAGGCCACGATCGTAGCGACGCTGGTTGACTGGTCTCTCCCTGGGCCTATTCCCAACGAGAACACGATCGGCGATATGGATCCGGACGTGTACGACGCGCTGGCGGAGGCGACTACGGACATCGGGGTCGCTACCGTGGCGCCCGTCGACTTCAACCCCACGGACCCAGCTGGCGCGACCTTCCAGTCGAGCCCTACTTCGCCCTCAGGCGGCTCCGCAGCTGCCTCGAGGGCAGACCAGGAGCAGGAGTCGACCGAGCCACAGCCGAGCGGTTCGATGAGTACCGCTTCCGCAGAGCCTTCCCAGGCTTGACACACGAGGAGTACCTAAGCGAACCCGGCGTCACAGTTGATTGGCTGCTGGCTATCGACAACCTCGCGGATGAAGTGAGAGCGGAAAAGCAGAGGAGAGAAAATGCCGGCGGATGACGCCGCCACACAAGCTGCCCTAGCCGCGCTGATGGTTCGTATAAGCGCAGCTGGGGCAGCCGCTCTGAAGAAGGTCGCGTTGGCCGTACAGGCGGCAGGTATGGCCGGGACTCCAGTGCTGTCAGGCACGCTGCGGCGCTCGTGGGCAACCAAGATGGTCCCTGCCGGCGGAGTAGGGGTGTACGCCGCGATGGTAGGTCCCACGATGGTCTACGCACGACGCATCGATCTTGGCTTCAAAGGTGCCGACTCGCTGGGGCGAGTCTACGCCCAAGCACCTAACCCGTATGTGAAGCCAGCGTTCGATAGGACGGTCCCTCGCTTCCGACCGATCGTAATATCCGAGATATCTAGAGCCTTGAAGGGGTGATTGCAGTGGCTGCTGATGGTTTCCTTCCGCCTGTAGTTATCGAGATAGCCATCAACGATACTGCGGCTCTCGCTAAGCTTACCCAGTTCAAGGCGTCGATGGCCGAGACAACTGCGTCTCTCGATAAGAACGCTGCTGGGATCAGCTCGGGGATGTCTCGTGCGGAGGGTGACGCTGCTACTGCAGCGGGGGGTATTCACGGTAGTGCCGGGAGTATCGGTAAAGACCTGGAGGGGATCGGGGTAGGTGCCGCAGCGGGCGGGCGCGCGACTGAGAGCGCGATCAAAGACGCCAGCAGTGCGGTCAGTCGTGGTGAGGAGGACATCGCCAGTAAGAGCGGCAGCTTCTCGTCGCGTGTCGGTAACATGTTCAGCGGGTTGGGTAACTCGATGGGCAAGTTCGGTATTCCTTTTGGTCACGGTGTGACAAAAATGGGCGAGGACATGAAGTCCGCCGAGACCAAAGGGTCCAGCTTCGCATCGTCTCTAGGGTCGATCGCGCAGGCCGGTGCTGCTGCAGGGCTGCTGCTAGCAGTCGGGATCGGTGTGGCGTCAGTCAAAGCGGCTGATCAGTTTGATGTCGCACAGACCAGGCTCCGTACAGCCGTTACGGATACAGGTCATTCCTTCGCGCAGTTTGAACCGGCGATCAAGAAGTCGGAGTCGAACCTTACCAATCTTGGATTCACCACTACTGAAACGGCGCAGTCCCTAGGAACACTGACTGTCTCGACCAAGAGCCCAGCCAAGGCGATGGGTGAGATGGGATTGGCGGCGGACCTCGCTCGCTACAAGAATATCTCCCTTGCTCAGGCCAGTGAAACCCTCGCCAAGGTCAACGCCGGCTCGCTGCGCCCGCTGATGCAACTAGGTATTCAGTTGGATATCGGATCTACAAAGCTAACAGCCCAAGTCAAAGCGACCGAAGCTGTGACGAAAGCGAAGACCGCATTGAAGGCGGCTGAAGAAGCTATGGCTGCCGCTGTAGTCAAGGGCTCCGAAGAACACAAGGCCGCAGTAGAAAAGGTAACGGCCGCTGAGGATTCTCTCAAGCAGGCACAGGAAACCTTGAAGGGAGGCTCCGAAGGTTTGGTCGCCGCCCAGACATCACTACGAGAAGCTCAGAAAGGCGTAACCGAAGCCGCACAGAAACAAAAGCTAGCGGTCAAGGAAGCTGCAGCTGCGTTGAAGAGCGCAGAAGAAAGCGCCAAGGAAGCCGCAGAATCCGGGGCTAAGGGTGTGGAAGGAGCTAAGAAGAATCTAAGCTCGCTGGAAACAGAACGCGGTAAAGAAGCTAACGAATCTGCTATCAAAACAATAGAAAACGAAGAAAAGGTCTTGGAAGCAACTAAGACCGCCGCGTCAGAAGCTGCGTTGGTTCAACTGCGTTCCAAAAAGGCTTCGCTAGAAGCAACAGACAAATCTATCGAAGCCGGTAAGAAGGAAGCTCAGCTCCAGGAAGCGCACAAAGGCATCATTGAAGCAGAAGCGATCGCACACAAGAATAACAAGACGGCCATAACCGCCGTAGCTACAGCACACGAAAAACTGATCAAGGCGCAGCAGGAAGCCATCCACGGGAGTAAAGAAAGCCAGACCGCCGCGAACAGCCTAGCGAGCGCCCAGCGCGGCGTGGCGTCAGCAGAGAGGACGCTCGCCACTGACCAGGCAGGCGTACAGAAGGCGACCGCCGCTGTAGCGATAGCGCAGGTCGCCGAGGCGCAGTCGTCTAAGACGGTAGAGACGGCTCAGGCAAAACTAGCCGCCGCACACGAAAAACTGTCCGAAGCAGAGAAGAAACTGCAGAAGGATCAGGTAGCGACCGGCACAGTTCTCGGTGCACTGAAACAAAAGATAGGTGGGACCGCCGCCGCGTTTGGTCAGACCCTCGCCGGCCAGACCGATATCGCCAAGGCTAAGCTGAATGCGATAGCGGTAGAAATCGGAACTAAACTCACACCTATCCTGCTCACGCTGATCGATTCTGTGAAAACAGTCGCTCACGCGCTTGTTCCTCTATGGCAAGGGTTCGTGTCTGGCGTCCAGTGGGTAGGTAAGGAGGCCGCCAACCTGGACATTGCGTGGGAACGGAACTGGGGCCACGTTCAGGACATCGTAAAAGTTGTTCACTTCCTCGTGGTTGGATGGATTATCGATCTAGGTAAAGTTCTGTTCGGGGTCGCTGTAAAAATAGGAGAATACATCGTCAAAATCGTAGGCTTCTTCGTGTCGCTCCCAGGTAAAGTGATAGGTGCCTTGTCCGGTCTAGTGTCAGACATGGAGAATCTCGGAAAGAACCTCATCACCGCTCTCATCAACGGTATCACGAGCGCGCCGGGCGCTATCGTGAACGCTATCAAGGGTCTGATGCCGGGAGGAATCATAGGGAAAGCCGCGAGCCTCATCGGGCTGGCCGCTGGTGGCATCGTCACAAAACCCACACTTGCCGTGGTGGGTGAGGCCGGTCCTGAGGCAGTCATACCCCTGAGCGGACTGGCTACCTCCCCTAGTAGCGTGGCGCCGCTAGCGCGCAGCGGGACCGCCGCTCCCAGCACCGCAGGACTCTCCGGCGGGAGCAGCGGTCTTCATGTCGGCGAGATAAATCTGTACGGGGAAAAAGCCACATCTGCCGAGCTGGTGCAACAGGTGTACCTGGCGCTCCGCCCTATGTTGAATGCGACGGGGTGACCGATGTTCCCTTCTCCCTCTCTAACTCCCCCTACCCTCGAAAACTTTCAGTTTGAATACAACGGCCTCACGTTCGGTGCAGGTACCTCTTTCGCAGTCCTACACGCCGATGGTCTCGATCTGGCAGACATTCGCAGTGGAGACGTTAGCTGGTCGCGCGATCACGGACAGGCAAAAGGGCTAGACCTGTACGGGGGGAGAGACGTCATCTTTGATATTTGGATGAAGGCGAACGGGACCTCCCTACAGAGCTCTCAGCTAGAACTGGCAGCGGCTACGGTGGTGCGCCCGAGCGAAGAGCTTCCGTTGTGGTTCCAGCTTCCGAACCTACCTCTGCTGTGCATCATGTGTCGACCACGGAAGAAGCTCCTGAAGGTGGAAACTGACTACGCCGCGGCGAACATCGGCCAGCCCGAACTCACCTTGCACGCAACGGACCCTCGCATCTACGCTGCCGGGATAGAAACTACGATCAAACCGGCGAAAACGGCGAAACTGAACAACACGGGGAATACGGAGATGCGTCCTATCTTGGTGGTTACTGGCCCTATGTCCCGGCCGAAGGCAGAGAACGAAACAATAGGAGGGAAACCGTTCTTGGAGCTGGTGAACCCAAAAGCCGAGGAAGAAGAAAGACTCGAGCGAGAAACGGATGAAGCAGAAGAAAGGGCAGCCAAGGAAAAACGAGAAGGCGAAGAAAAAGCAGCTCGGACAAAATGGGAAGTAGAACTCTCTAAACTTGAAATCACCATCCCTGAACTCGAAGCGAAAGTCGCAGCGCAGAAAGTAACTCGGGAAGCCGCTGAAAAAGCTGAAAAAGAAGCTGTCGTAGCTAGGGAAAAAGCTGACAAAGAAGCCCTTGAAGCCAGGGAAAAAGAAGAACACGAAGGGCTCAAACCGACCGTCAAAACCGGGGACCAGCTGCTCGTAGACCTAGGCACACCGCACATCGTCCAGTACTACCCCGGCGGTATCATCAAAAACGAACCCGCCGACGCGTCCGGCTGGATCGCTACGGGGTCCGTCTGGTGGGACATCATCCCCGGCGAAAACACGGTAGCGATCACCTCCTTCGACACCGCTCCCACGGGTACCGTAGCCGTACTCTGGGCGCCTGCCAGTGAGATCTAGATGACCTCCCCGTCCGGCGCAGAGCACCTAGTTACTTGCAAGTTCACTGACATTCTAGGCTTCCGGCCGCTAGGTGAACTCCCGCTAAAAGGGCTGCAGTTCAGTAAAGTTCTGAACGGGTCCGGTCCTTGGTCCGGCACGCTCCCTATAGAGGACACGGACATACAGAAGACGAACTGGTTGGAAGCGACCGCCGTCAACCGTTCGGCGCTATGGGTAGATATCGACGGGGTGCTCTTTTACGGAGGTCGCACGCTTGGTCGGAAATACGGGATGAGCCAAGGGATCGCATCGCTCACCGGCTCGGATTTCAGCGGGTACACCGCGCAACGGCTCCAAGCTAAGGACTACGGAGTTTACACGGACCCTGACGGCCACGAATGGTGGCGGACAGGAGCTCCAGCCCTCAAGATCGCGTTTTGGACGTTGAAGGACGCGATGGAAAAGGCCTACTCCATACCGATAAAGATAGTGGCTGAAGGTTCGGAAGCAAAAGAATCGTATTGGGTTACGTTCAGTGCACCGGAAGAACAACACCAGACCCTTGGTTCCATTCTGTCGCAGATGCAGGGTATGGGGTACCCGATAGGTATAGACTACGCCAGCGACGTATCATACGTAAGTGGGCGCCCTACCGCAACCATAACGCTGTCGTATCCGCGACGGGGAGCCCCCTTTACTGTGGCGTCGAAGGTTATCGACCTAGCGAACGCACTCGATCTCGAATATGACGAGGACGGCACGCAGCAGGCCGACTCGATTGTGGAGCAGGCCGGTGCGCTGCTCGTCCGCTCGAGCGAAGGCATCTGGGTACCGACACGGGAAGCCGGATACCCGTTGCTGGAGGCAATGATCTCGCACCCCGCCACGGCCCCGTCCTCCCTTCCAGGAGCTGCTCTGGAGGCTTACGTGTCAGGGGATCTAGCGACACTGGCTTATCCTCTGACTGCGCCTGTGATCACTCTCCCGCTGTTCGGGAACCCGTCGATCTTCGAGATAGATGTCGGGGATGACGTGCAGCTGCGTATCCCGGTGGTGGCGGGAGACCAGCCGCCTACCAACCCGCGGTTCCCGTCTGGGTTGACTGTAGTAATGCGTATCGTCCGTATAGATGTGACTATCCCGGACGAGGGCATAGCGACGATGGTCATTACTTTGAATCTCCCGCCGAGTGCGGTTCCGGTGGAGCCGCCCGAAGAGACGACCGAAGGCCGGAAAGCCAAAGAAGAAGAAAGCGCCGAACTGAATAAAGAACAGGAAAAAGCCGCGAAGGAAAAGGAAGAAGAAGCGGCAAAAGAAGCGACGGAACAAGAAGAAAAAGAAGACAGTGAACGTAAAAAAATTGCGGAAGAAGCGCTAGCGGAAGCAGAAGCCGCGAAGAAAGCTGCAGAAGAAGCCGCTGCGGAAGCGCTGACAAAAAAAGTAAAAGATGAAGCAGAAGCCGCGAAGGCCGCTGCGGAAGCCGCTGCGGAAGCAGCACGGAAAGCTGCGGAAGCCGCCGCTGAAAAATCCGCTGATAAAGCGCGACGCAAGCAGGAGGCTAAGGAACACAGGCAGGCAGCCGAACGGGCGAAACACGAAGCTGAAGCTGCCAAACGAGCTGCCGAACACGCTAAAGAAGAAAACAAAGAAGTCGAACGAGTCAAAGAAGAAATCGCAGCGGCCAGCGTGAAAACGAAACTACATGTCAACACTAACGCGTCCGGGCTATCCGGCGGCTCAGAAGAAGAAAGGACCGTAGAACTCCCTAGCCTAGTGTGTCTGACATTCCTGGCGGAAGGGAACGTGAATATCAAAGTAGACGGGGTGCCGGTCTACATCGGCGTCCTTGTCAAAGTCGGAGGTTCCGTGGCGTTTATGGCAGAAAAAGGCTTCTCGTGCTCTCTGAGCAACCGCAGTACCGTTCAGGCTATAACGGTCGTCTGATGCCTCCCAAGATCGATCCTCCGCACCTCAGACACATAGGTGTCATTGCCGGGAACACCAGTAACCAGCTAGGCCAGCTCGTCGGCCGGCAAGGGCTAGAAGGAAGCCTTCCTGGGCCTGAAGGCCCTCCGGGTGCTGGCGGCAAAGAAGGCCCTAAAGGAGAAAAAGGCGAAAAAGGAACAGCAGGAGAAAAAGGGGCAGAAGGCAAAGAAGGACCAAAAGGAGAAAAAGGCGAAAAAGGAACAGCAGGAGAAAAAGGGGCAGAAGGCAAAGAAGGACCAAAAGGAGAAAAAGGAACGACAGGAGAACCCGGACCCTCAGGGAGCGCCTTCACCGCCGAAATAGGCGACGGAGCAAAAACCGAATACCTGATAGAACACAAACTAGAAGCCTCGCACGTAATCACGAACGTGTACGAAAAGGAAGCTCCTCACGCAGAGGTCATTCCGACAGTAGAGATAACCGACAAAAACCACGTAACACTGATTTTCGCTACGCCGCCATCGGTGAATCAGTACGTGGTAGTTGTCGTTTCAGGCGCAGGTGGCGGCGGGGGAGGAGAACCAGAAGCACCACACATTGTGGGGGGCGTAGGTGAGCCTGCGTTTGAACACTCCTGGAAATCCTACGGCGGAGAATACGGGGCGCCCCAGTTCTACAAGGACCCTTTCGGCATCGTACATCTTGACGGCCTGCTGAACTCCGGAGAAGTGGGACTATCGACTTTCATTCTGCCTGCCGGATACCGGCCAGCAGCAAGCATTCTCTTCTCGATATGGAGAGGCTTGACGGGTAGCCTTATTATCCTACCTAACGGGGAAATCATCGTACCCGTAGCGATAGGCGCTGAAAGCTACGCATCCCTTGCGGGAATCACGTTCCGGCCATGACAGACACTAGAGGAGAATAAAATGGCCGGTGAACCAGGAGGAGTAACACCCGGCGATCTCTCCGTCGAAGTGAAAGAAAAACTCGCAACTACTTTCACACACACGCAAGGAGCCCCCGCCGAAGTCTGGACGATAGAACACAAACTCAAACGGTTCCCCAGCGTCACCTCACAAGACACAGCCGGTGATGAAGTGGACGGGATCGTCGTCTACGTCAGCGAAAACGAATTGACTATTACCTTCTCGGCCCCGTTTGCGGGTCTCGCGTATTGCAATTGAACTAGGAGGAACGGATGGCCGGTATCAGAAAGTTCGGATCGAACGTAGACCTGATTCAGAATCAGCTGCTCAATGCTGTCATACAGGTATTGGCAGGAGCGCCTGGGACACCTAAAGAAGGGCAGATCTACTTCAACTCAACCAAAAAAGAATTCGGATACTACAACGGCGCAGCATGGATCTACGGGACCACAGTGGCAGAAGCCACTGAATCGACGCTCGGCACGATCAAGCTCGCCGAAGACCTGAAAGGGGGGACGGGTGCCGCGCCGAAGGTGTCAGGACTGCACCTGACCGCAGACACCGCGATCGGTCACCGGCTGACGTCGGTTACCGACCCGACAGAAGCCCAGGACGCCACAACCAAAAAATGGGTGCTCGCTGAAATCTCAGCAAAGCTTGCTGGTCTGAACTGGAAGGAAGTAGTCCGACTCGCTACCGCAGTGGCGCTCCCCGCATGCACACCAGAAGGTGAAGCCCTCAAATCGACCGGGAAAGAACTCCTCGAAGTCGATGGGGTTGCGGTGGAAGTCGGGGACCGGATCCTCGTCAAGAACCAGGTCGCGACCAAAGATGACGGCATATACTCGGTCGTGAAAATAGGCTCTGGCGCTGAATTCTGGGAACTGAAACGGACAGTTGACGCGAACACAACCAAACTGCTCCAGGATGCGGCGGTGTTCGCTGCGGTAGGTACAGCGAACCTAGGACATGAGTTCATTCAGACCGCTAAAGTGACAACGATCGGAACGACCAACCAGACCTGGATCGAATTCCAGAGCGGGCTCACACTCACTACGGAAGCAACCTACCTGGAACTGTCCGGCAACGAACTCAAGGTCAAGAAGGTCACGGCGAACCAGGCTGTCGTCCCGGCAGAAGGCGCTATCTCCGCAGCGATCCGCGGCAACGCGCGGGTGGCGAACTTCGCTTTCCAGCTCAAAGCGGGTATCACCGAACTCGAACTGGAACATACTTTGGCGACGCTGCAGGTGCAGGTTACTTGTCAGGAAAGCGCTGCGGGAGCTCCGGGTGTTCCTATCGAGCTGGCATGGGAACCCTCAGGGGAAAACAAGATCAAGATCACCTGGCCCGAAGCGCCGGCTGCGAAATCGGTGTTCTTCGTATCGATAGTCGGGTGAGCTAGTGACGATCCAGAAACGGAACTTCGAGTATCAACCGAACTTCCTTGCGGGGTTTCTGTGCAAAGCGGGCACTCTTGTCGCGTCCATGTTCGGTGCGGAATCGGTAGAAACCGCTGCGATCAAGAATAAGGCTGTGACGGCCGCGAAGATGGCTACGCCTTGGAAGGCTCCCGTTGCCGTTGCTACGACAGCGGCGTTCTCAGAAGTTGAAGTCAAAGGTGAAGAAATCGAAAGTAAACTGCTTGTAGTACTGTCTGTCGATGGTGTCTCGCCGACTGTTGGTCAGCGCGTTCTCGTAAAGAACGAGGCGGAAGCCAAGAATGACGGCATCTATGAAGTTGTCCGCACGGGAAAAGCCACAAAAGAATCTTGGCTTATAAAACGCACCGTAGACGCTAACACTACGAGCGAACTGCAAGATGCTGTGATAGTAGTCGAAAAAGGTACAGCTAACGGAGGTTCGGAATGGACACAGACAGCCACGGTAACGACTGTCGGAACGACCGCACAGACGTGGGTAGGTAAGGTTAGTCCCGTCACGACGGTCGCGATTGCTTATCGCAAAGCAGGGCAGAAAATACCCAGCGGCGCTACCACGCGAGTAAAAATCGATACCGTCGTCAAGGATCCTGGCAAAAACATCAATGTTGCAGAAGGATTCTATGAAGTTCCGGTTGAAGGATACTACTCCGTGGTCGGTAACGTTTTCTATGCGGCGCAGCTAGGGACGGGCGGGCACTCCAACACTGGTCTAGTCCTGCTCAATGGAACCCAAGCTAGTTTGGGTAATCAGACTTATAGTGCACAGATAGCGGGGGGAAACATCGGATTTTCAGTGGAGTGTATATTGTTCTGCAAAGCCAAAGACAAAATCGAATTGGCGATTTACCAAGACAATGCTGCAGCTTCCGAAGCTCCTACGGCCGAAAACAATGAATCGTTCAATCGTCTGCAAGTCGTCCGCGTAGCGTGAGCCAACAAATCTAAATGAATGATCAAACTGCGGAAAACCCTTTCAAACTGGCCTCTCGTCGGTATAGGTGTGGGGATAGCTCTCAATACGGCTGGCCTAGCTACAGATTCAGCGACATTGATCGCGACCGGCTCCAATGTTCTGACGATCTCTGGTCTGTTCCTTGTTCAGAAAACCAAAAACAAGAAGACAGAAAAATGACACGGCGACTCAGAGCAAAAGCCCTAGTTGTCCACGAGGCGACCGCCGCCTTGCACGTCGTCATCCCTGGTGTAGTCATAGCCGGTGTCGTGGATATAATCCTCAAGCTACAAGGAGTCATTTAGATGCCTCGAGTTCGTTACGAAAAAGTAGAGAAATGGGCTGAGCGGAACGCTGCTTTGTTCGTCCTGATTGGTCTACTCGGGTTGTCTGGGCTGGGAATCATCGTTTACGATCAAGGCCTCAGCAACAGTAGCCTACAAGCATCGCAGCACTCATTGCAGGCGACCGAGAATGCTAATGTGGAACAGCTCATCGCAGACAACAAGGCTCTTGTCGTGAAGGTCGCCAAGCTGGAGCACGGCACCAGAAAGTTTCTCGCCGGTAAGGCGGGTCTACCTGGCCTCCCGGGAGTTCCTGGTGTAGGGCAGATCGGGGCGCCTGGCCAGCCTGGAGGTATCGGTAGTCCGGGTCCTCAAGGCGCACAGGGACCTCAGGGAATATTTGGAGCAATCGGCCCTGTAGGCCCTAGCGGCACAGAAGGAAAAACTGGCGCGAACGGTGAAAACGGTACCAAAGGTGACGCGGGAACCAATGGAGCAGTTGGGCCTGTAGGTTCACAAGGCGAAGCGGGCAAGGAAGGCGCGGTCGGTAAAGAAGGTCCCATCGGCCCCCCAGGCCCAGCCGGACCAGCCGGACCAGAAGGCCCCGCTGGAACACCCGTACCAACACCCTAAAGGAGATCAATGCGCAAGCCCACGCACGGCTTCACTAAGCACGGTCTCGCGGTCCACGCGAAGACCATCGACCATCACCCGACAGGCAGTGCGTACCAGCGGTTCAACAAGTCTGCGGCGCTCAAGATAACTGAAAACGTCGGCACGATGACATGCACATGGGCCTTCGCAGTAGTTGCACTCTGCAGTCTCCCTGCGACCCTATTCGCCGCGAACGTCATCAACCTCAAGATGACGCTCACGAGCGCGGGTTTTATCCTCGTCGTTTCGTGGCTGGCGCAGTCCTTCATTCAGCTCGTGCTGCTCCCGGCGATCATGGTCGGGCAGAACCTCCAAGCCGCCGCCTCTGACGTGCGCGCGAGCAAGCAGTTTGAGGACACGGAGCTACTCGTGGATCGACTCGACACGAAGACAGCCGGTGGGCTCGCGGACGTAATGGCTGCGATCGAGGAACTAAAGTCACCGCCGTCACCACCAAAAGCCGGACCCGCTCCGAAGCCAGCACCGCCACGGCCAGCGCCACCACGACCAAAGGCGGACAAACTCACGAAGCTCGCATGAGCAACGAGAAGAAACTGACACCGAAAGCGCCGCCGAAGTGAACGCCACCGAACGCCACATACATCAAGAACAGCAAGATCACATCTACCACCAAGGAGACACCGTTATGCCGACGCACCCGAACCGCACACACGAGATCAAGCTCGGGCGCACCGAGCTATCGCCGCTCGCGAAGATCAGCGTCAGCGACATCGTAGACGTAGAGAAGGCGAAGGCGGTCACGTTCCCGGCCAAGGAGCAGCCGCTTGTCGACCTGACCACGCTCATCAAGTCGTGGCCCATGTTCCTCAACGACCGATGGGGCGACTGCACGTGCGCGGGCCTCGGGCACATGAAGCAGGTTTTCTGCGCGCTCGTAGGCTTGCCGTTCACCGTCACTGACGCGGACATCCAGCGCGCCTATGAAGCGTCCGGGTTCAAGCCGGCCGACCCGAGCACTGACCAGGGTTGGTCGCTCATGGCAGCCTCGGAGTACGCGCGCACGGTCGGGCTACAGGGCAAGCCTGACATCGTCGCGACGGCTAACGTGTCCCTCACGAACCTCGATGAGCAGCAGGTCGCGCTCGAGCTGTTCGGCGGGCTGTACGAGGGCTTCGAAGTACCCGCATCCGCGATCACTCAGTACCACGAAGGTAAGCCGTGGACTGTCAGCAAGCAGGAAACGAACATCGTCGGCGGCCACTGCATCACGCGGCCCAAGAACACGCTTCGCAAGTCAGGCGTACACGTCACCTGGGGCAGCCTGCAGGAGGCTGACGAAGCGTTCGAGAAGACGTACTTCGATGAGCTCCGGGTGTTCGTGCCTACTGACTGGGAGGCTAAACTACCGCTCTACATAGTCGAAGCGGGCATCGTGGACTTCTCAAAGCTCGCGACCCTCGTAACCCAGTTCGCGGCGTAACACACGGTGTGGTAGCCTTACAGGCACCTAACCTATAGGAGGTAGAGCGTGACTGATCCATCAGCAGTAAAGCCGACGGCTGTACAGAAGGCGGTCGGTGGGCTACAGTTCCTAAAGAACCTAATAGTGGAGATCGCGACATTGCAGCGGCCAGTGACTGCCGCAGCCGTTGCGGCTTTCATCTTGGTTCTGATTCCCGGAGTGGGACTCTCGGCCGAAGCGGTCGCGGGAATTGTTGCGGGCGTCGGCGCACTGGATGCCGCGCTTGAGAAGCTCATAGCCTGAGGTCGGGGGGCGCGGACGCTAAAGAGGCGTCTCGCGCCTCCTTTTACTATCTGAGGAGGGAACATGGCAGAGACCGGACCTGACCTGACTGAGTTCTACAAGTACTCACGACCGAAGCGACCCCCGTGCCGAGTCGGACACGTCCTGACTCAGCTGAAGCCGGCGGACCGTAAGGCGGTCGAAGCTGCGTTCGATCAGGACAAGAACCTGATCACCGGGCAAGCCATACTGACATGGTTTGAATCACGTGAAATCAAAGACTTCAATTCAGCGGCCGCCCTCCAAGGCCACCGCAAACACACCTGCACCTGTTACGACTGAAGGAGAGAAAATGGCTGATAGCATTCTCAAGGAGTTCGAGGAACTCACGGAAGTCGAGCAGCTGCGAGCAGCGCTGGGGCGCACGGAGGCCCAGCTGAAGCGAGCGAAAGCCCGCTCAGAGAACCTGGTAGCAGCGACACTGCAGGGCGCTCACGATGCTGTACTCGCCCTCGGGCCGCTCCCGATAGTGCCGAGACCCGCGTTGGTAGCCGATCACGTCAGCGATAAGGAGGAGGTCGCTCTCTGGCACCTCACAGATTGGCAGGGGTCCAAGGTCACGACCTCCTACAACTCAACAATCATGCGGGAACGGGTTCTTCACTACTGTGATAAGGCTGCGCTACTGACCGAGATACAGCGCGCCCACCACCCTGTCAAGAAATGCGTCATCATGTTCGGTGGCGACATGGGCGAGGGAATCTTCAACTTCCCTCAGCAGGTCTTCGAGATCGACGCCACGCTGTTCGACCAGTTCGCGATGATCGCGCGCCTTGAGGTGGAGGTGGTTCGTCGGGCTCTGGCGATCTACGACGATGTGGAAATCGTCTCGGAGTTTGGTAACCACGGACGGATCGGGTCCAAGCGCGCAGCGGTGCCTTTGGCGGATAACTTCGACCGGATGGCGTACCACCTCGCTCGAGTGTTGATACAGGAGAGCGCAGACGCACCTCGCGTGGTATGGAAGGACAGCATCGAGGACATACAGCATGTAGAGATCGGCGCTTACCGCGCGTTGCTAATCCACGGAGATGAGGTCGGTCGCAACGGCTTCGCTTCCCGCAACACAATCGTGAGCCACATAGGCCGCTGGCAGAGTGGAGCACACGACTGGGTTTTCCGTGACGCGTACTACGGTCACTATCACTCGCATTCTGAGGACTCGCTTCCCAACGGCTACGGCACCGTGTTCGGTACCGGCAGCCCGGAGAGCGACAGCCGCTACGCCAGCGTAAGTGTAGCTGCTGGCAGCCGCCCCTCCCAACGACTTCACTTCATCGACCCGGTCAAGGGTAGGGTGTCTTGCCAATATCGCGTGTGGCTCACCGATGAGGATACTCTAGAGGCGTAGCCCCACCAGCACCTCCCCCTCTCCCTCTCCTAGCGGGATCGATCTTTCGAGATCGGTCCCGTTTTCTCGTTCTTGCGAACGCAGACCCTTGACAGACCAGCACGTACCATGCTAACGTAGCGCGAAACAAGCGAAGAGAGGCCGAAAATGAATGAGCCAACCACTATCACAATCGAGCTGCCCGACGGCCTTACCATGGGCGACATCACCTCCGCCCGCGGCGCCATCATCGAGGCGAGTACTAACTACGTCGATTGGGAGAAGCTCTACAACAACAACGACCCCGAACGACATCACGTAACCTCCGACCCCATCAGCGCGCCTGGGATGCTGCTGCTCGCAGTCGCTCACCAGCTAGGGAAGGTCAAAGACTAATCCGACTTCTACTTCACATCGTTACGATAATCGCGGCCGCACTCCCGCAGCACCTCTCTCGACACTTCGAGGTCAGCTCAACCTGCTACGCGCAGGGAGGCACCACAGCCAGCGGCCAACAGACCCGACCCGGTGAGGTTGCGAACAACTTCCTCAAGCTCGGTACGTGGATCACGCTCGACCGCCCGGTCTTCGGTCGGCGCCGCTACCAGGTGCTCGACCACATTGGCTACGGCTCGGAACTCGACATCTTCAACGAATCGGAAGCTGCGTGCATCAGGTACGGCCGGCGTAGGATCGGTTTCCGTGTCGGCTGATCAGCTCATGGAGCATCAGGTTGAGGGGGTGAAGTTCCTTCAGGCTCATTCGAGAGCAGCGCTCTTCGATGAGCCTGGCTAGTTGGTCTCGGTAAGAGCGCGCAGGCGCTGCTCGCCGCGGTCGAGCCGATCCTAGTCGTGGCGCCAGCGATGGTTATCGACGGAGGCGTCTGGGACGATGAGATCGCCCGCTGGCGACCAGACGCCGACGTCACACAGGTCGCCTACAGTAGGCTATCTGAGCGCGAGAAGACCGCCAAGGGGGGGTCGCGGTCCACTGGACGCCTGAAGCCAGCATACGCCCGCCCCTGGGGCACAGTGATCCTCGATGAGGCCCACTACGTCAAGGGCCGCAAGACAAACTGGACGCTCGCGGCGAAGCAGCTCCGTGCCGAGCGCATGTTCCTGCTCACCGGCACACCGCTTACAAATTGGGCGCACGAGGCGTTCGTGCTGCTGCAGCTGCTGTGCCCTGAGGACGCGAAGCCCGGCAAGAGGCTCGGAAGCTACTGGCGCTGGGCCAAAGAGTGGTTCGAGATCGGCGAGCAGTACGGTAAAGGAGGCGTCGTTGTCTCAGACCACGTTGTTGGTGAGTTCCGCAAGGACAAGCACTGGCAAGACTTCATCGACGCCAACTGGCAGGACCGAATGCTGCTACGCCTGCGCGAGAACTGCCTCGACCTGCCGCCGCTGACAGAACAGACGATTCTTGTCGACATGGTGCCGGCACAACGCAAGGCGTACAAGGAGCTCAAGAAAGACTTCATCACATGGCTCGACTCGGGTGAGGAGATCGCCGCGTGGTCATCGTCCGGCCTACTTGTGAAGCTAGCGCAGTGCGCCACTGGTTTGGAGGTGATCGCGCCGGGTGCGGTTGGTTCAGGGAAGCTCGACGTGCTCCAAACGCTACTTGCCGACCGGGGCCAGCCCACCCTCGTGGTGGCGCACTTTCGAAAGAGTGTTGAGGCGTGCGCGGACCGGGCTGCGGCGGCCGGTATGACTGCGGTGATCGTACACGGTGGCACGTCTAAGCGGATGCGCGCCTTGTCGGTCAGGGCCTTCCAGGACGGGAAGGTGCCGGTGCTGTGCGCGACGATCGACACGATCAGCGAGGGACTGACGCTCAACGCCGCGGACCAGGTGATCCGGGTCGAGCGTAGTTGGCGCCCTAGCCGTAACGAGCAGGTGATCCGGCGCATCCACCGGATCGGCCAGGACCGGCCGGTGACCGCGATCGATCTGGTCACACGTGGCTCCGCCGACGAGCGAGTTCTAGAGTTGCTCGCCTCTAAGACGGATCAGCAAATGAAGGCGCTGGGGATCGCGGATCTGCGAGCTATGGTGTAGCTATGCAGACGTTTCTTCCTTATCCATCGTTCGTAGAGTCCGCCAAGGCGCTCGACCGCCAGCGGCTCGGCAAGCAGCGGGTCGAGGTGCTGCAGCTCTTGAAGACCCTGCACGAGGGTGGTGGCTGGAGCAACCACCCTGCTGTCCGTATGTGGTGCGGCGGGGAGGGCTCCCTCATCAGGTACGGGCTCGCTGTGTGCTACGAGTGGAAGGGTCGCGGCTACAAGGACACGTGCACGGACAAGATCGCGGCGTACGCGGGCATCTTTCCGTGTTATGAACGGGACCCGGAGTGGCTCGGAGACGAGGCGTTCCACCGCGCGCACCAGAGCAACCTCGTGCGGAAGCTTCCTGATCACTACGGCCCGCTCTTTCCTGGTGTGCCGGACGATCTTCCGTACGTGTGGCCGGCAGCCGCCACTAGTACAAACGGCCAACTTCGATATCTCCCCTTGACAAACCTTTCGAAGTGAGCGATACTGTTTCTATGGAGCACAACAGCAACCGAGACCAAAGGACCGGGACCATGAACACTAAGCATCTACAGACCGGAGCATCCCAAGTGAAGTGCGGAGCGCCTATGGCTCCACGATCTGACGCGTTTGGCTGGACGTTGGGTGACGTGACGGTCAGCTTTAGTGAGGTCACCTGCCCCGACTGCCTCTCTGCTCCTCGCCGTAACCACGCGTCGCTGCCGGGCGGTATCGCTGACGGTGAAACCCCGCTAGGCGACCACACCTACCCGGAGGGCGGCTAAGACGGGCCACACGACCAACATCACCTGCACCTTCCCTGGCTTCCGAGCCGAGTGCGATTGCGGCTGGGTCGGGGAGGCTCATCACGCCGATGCGCGTAGCGCTGCTAACGATGCCTACTGGCACAAGCTCGCCACAGAGCTACGGCGCGCTGGCAAAGACTTCGAGACGCTCCGAGCACACAACATCGCCCCAGATCCGGTTTTGCCGGGAGCCATGACGATTCTCTATGGTGGCGTGCCGATGATCGTCGAGCACAAGGACGACCGGGTCGCGCCCGAGGTCGCTGCGCGCCAGCTCCTGACCTATCAGCAGATAATCGACCGCGAGGCTTGATAGTAATGATACGACTAGACCCTTTCGCTCCTGCCATCGACATAGCGGAGCGCCAGAGTCGGATATCTGGGCACCGGATAAAACTACAACGAAATGAGGGAGGGCAAACGTGGGACGAAGAACTAACAGCGACCGGGCTTCTCTCATTCGATGAGGTCTCAGGGAATATCGAGCTGTTTGCGCTTGTCGGCCGGCCCGGTAAAAGCTTTGATCCTCACCGCGAGAGTGGGCAGTTCCGAGCGATCAACACCAGTGAAATCATCAAGCGAAGCGAAGCCACAAAGCGCGAGAGAGCACCGAGAGCAAAGTCCGAGAACAGCTTCGTTGTTCACGCTGAAATTATTCTCTGCGCAGAGGGGAAACCAATGCACGTGAAGGACATAACAGCTGCGGCCCTAGCTGCCGGCCTTACAACCCGCGGCAAAACCCCGGACGCAACGATGGGTGCTCGCTTGGGCAGCAACCCGGACCGCTTCGAAAAACTTGGTAAAGGGATGTTTGACTTGAAGTCGTAAGGACTTCATGGTAGTGTAATCCCGTAACAACGAACACAACTAACCAGGAGGCAACAAATGAGCACCACAACGAAAACCAAGAAAGCCCCTAAAGCGAAAGCGGCACCCAAAGCGAAGGGGACGAAAACTCCGAAGGCTGCAACCTCCCCAAAAGGCAACCGTCACGAGAAGCGCGAGAAGGCGCTGGCGCTACGCAAGGCCGGCAAGACGTTCAAGGAGATTGCCAAGGCGTGCGGGTACGCCAACCCCGGCGCCGCTCACAACGGTGTCAAACGCGCCCAGGAGGCCGCCGAGAACGCCAAGTAGACCGAGAGGGCTGCTGACGATCCGGTTAGCAGCCCTCACACGAACTTGAAAGGATCTGGGGAGCATGAACAAAAATGCGACGACCAAGATGAGCGAGACACAGACGTACGGAGCGGCGCAGAACTGGAAGCCCGTAGACGTGCATCCTGACTTCGGCGGCGAGGACCGCACCGTTCGCCCTCCCGTGCAGCCTGAGCCACGAGGCGACGCCGCGCGAGCCGACCCGCTAGTGCCGAGGTCCGGTGAAGATGCGTGGGCCAATGCACGGTCGAATGCGGATGTGGAAGCCGAGAACGCGCGGAGGGTGATGCCCCCCGGCGTGCAGCCTGTCCCACCGAACGGAAAGGACACGAAGATGAGCGTCATCCTGAAGGACCGTCTAGAGGCCGTGCGCGACATCCCGCTGAGCGCGGGGAGCCACCCGGCACCAGATCCCGGCCAGACGCCCTGCGCGTTCTGCGTGGAGGAGAAGTGGTCATGGCTCACGGGCCTCGATTGGACCGACCACCCGAACAACAAAAGCCAGGTCATCGGCGCATTCCTCCGAGCGTTCCAGGACAGCTCCGACCAAGATGGCCGCGACAAGGTCGACGCGTGGGTGCTTGAGAACGCAGACCGGCTCTTCGCTACCGCTCACGACGAGCATGAGGAGACGCGCGGGTTCCTCGCGGCCGACTGGGCGACCCGTGTGGCGCTCCCGATCTGGCTCGACGTCGCCGGCGCCACGAATGCCGCAACGTCGCTGCGCACCCGCGGGCCGGTTGACAGCAGGGCCGAGGCTGCCTCTATTCGGGCGGCAATCGGGGAGATCCAGAAGGCTCTCCCCGATTGGAATGAGGCGCAGCGCGAGCTGCGGCGCCTCGTGCGCGAGGCGGTCGCCGCCTACATCAAGGAGAACCCGCCGGCCCGGGCGGCTTGGGCGGCTGGGGCGGCTGAGGCGGCTTGGGCGGCTTGGGCGGCTGAGGCGGCTGGGGCGGCTGAGGCGGCTTGGGCGGCTGATGCGGCTGGGGCGGCTTGGGCGGCTGATGCGGCTGGGGCGGCTTGGGCGGCTGGGGCGGCTGAGGCGGCTTGGACGGATGGGGCGGCTTGGGCGGCTTGGGCGGCTGAGGCGGCTGGGGCGGCTGAGGCGGCTGATGCGGCTTGGGCGGCTTGGGCGGCTGATGCGGCTGGGGCGGCTTGGGCGGCTGGGGCGGCTGATGCGGCTTGGGCGGCTGGGGCGGCTGGGGCGGCTTGGGCGGCTAAGGCGGCTTGGGCGGCTGAGGCGGCTTGGGCGGCTGAGGCGGCTGATGCGGCTTGGGCGGCTTGGGCGGCTGATGCGGCTGGGGCGGCTTGGGCGGCCCGGGCGGCTGAGGCGGCTGGCAACGAGGTCTACAAGGCCGTCAAGGCCGCGATCCTCGAGGAGTGGGGCGAGCGCTTCGAGCCCACGACCACATCGATCAAGGCGTCCGCTATCGAGCTGCTCGACCGCATGGTCGCCGTGGGAGAGAGCACTTCCTGATGGGCGCCGGAGAGCAAGGTGGCGCGATGAGGCTCGAGCGCAGAGAGGCGAAACGCCGCATCGAGCAGCGCAGGCTCGGCGCGGCAGGGCGACGCATCGCAGACGGGCGCCCAACTATCACGGATTTGCAACGCATGAGTGCACAGGAGTACATAAGGGCCTCTAGTACAAACGTCCAGAAGACTTGATATCCTGCCACCGATAGTCGATACTAGAAACATGGACAAGCAAGCAAGAGCAAAGGATCGGGACTATGAACACTAACGCGACACTCACACAGCAGGATGAGAACCGCTACTTCACGCTCCGCGCGGATGGCCTGGACCACGACGCAGCCGTCGACCAGATCAGCAAAGAGAACAGCGGTAGCGACAACAACCGCACTGAATGGGCGCCGGAGAGCAAGGTGGCGCGATGAGGCTCGAGCGCAGAGAGGCGAAACGCCGCATCGAGCAGCGCAGGCTCGGCGCGGCAGGGCGACGCATCGCAGACGGGCGCCCAACTATCACGGATTTGCAACGCATGAGTGCACAGGAGTACGCGCTCACAATGGACAGGATCGATCGCAGAGAGGCGGAACGCAGGCGCACGCCCTCTAAGGGCCTGAGGCGCTTCCGCTGGTTCAACCGCCGCAGGAGCAGGGACCCTCGCCGCACAGGTATACCCAAGCACCCGAACTGCCGGTGCTCGCTATGAGTAGCCGCCACTCGACCACGCCCGAGGGTTATCTGCACCTGGACTTCGAGGACCGTGGGCCGTTTGAGACGAACTGTCCTATCGATTACGAGGAGGAGCGATGATGCTGCGCGCGCTGTGGATCTACCTCAAGACCTTTGAGGGACTAACGTGGGCACAAGCCCGCGTGAGGGCAGAAGAGTGAACCGGCACTTCCACAAACGCAGGTTCAAGCACATGTTCCCAAATGCGCAGTTTCTTCTTTGTCTCAAGCGTTCTCAGACATGCTCACCGATCATCGACGATCACCGCACGAGAGACCTGCGATCTGAGCACTACGCTACGCATACGTCGATCGCAGCACCTCGCAGCGTCGCACGAGCGGATGCCGAAAGCCTACGAGAGCAAAAAGACCATGACTGACTACCGACCTCGCTACAAGCCGCACCGCCTCAACCTAGGCAGCGAGAAGGAATCCACCTTCGCTGTTATTGAGGAGCACAGCCGTACCATAGTTGCGAAGGGGCCGATGAACTACGACGACGCCTTGAAGATTGCGGACCGGAAGAACGCAGAGCTGGCAGCTAGTCGGATCAGCGCCAGTAAACCAAAACGAAAGAAGGCGAGAAAATGAACAGTGTACGGTTTGAGGTAATCGGCGGTCCAGAGGGACCATGCCTTGCGGTATTCCCGGAGGGCGAGCCCGCCGGCGAACGGATCGCCGGGCCAAAGCCGTGGGGCAGCGGTAGCGTGCTCTATTCGTGGGAGGTCACCATTGACGACTTGATCAAGGCGCTGCCAGCGGATGCTGTGGCAGAGGCGCGCGCTGCGCTGTAACACCGGTTGCGTGGCGTGGTACACTTAGCGGGCCACGGCGACCACAGGCAACTCCGACCCGCGAGGGCGAATGTCTCCAAACAGAGCGCCGTTGCACTCTACCTAAAATAAAAGAGATAAAATCGAATAGGAGGTTCGGATGGCGGCAGCCAAAAAGAATCCTCGCCTGTTGCAGGACAATGAGAATGAGCCGCTTCACATTCTCTACTATGGGGACGGGGGCACCGGCAAGACATCACATATGTGTGCGCTAGCGAACATCGGTCGTGTGCTGATAGTGAATGCGGAGAAGGGCGTCAAACGACGCGCGCTCCAGCGCATCGGAATTGCGGTTGACAACATCGAGGTCTTCCCGGTAGGAGACGAGGAAATCACGTTCGAGTCACTGGAGCGCGAGTGGCTCCGTGTACGTGAGGAGCTAAATGCGGACCCTACGGCATATGTTGGTTTCTTGTGGGACTCGATGACACAGATTTACAACGTCCTGCTCGAACACGCCAAGGTAGCCGGCGAAGAATGGGAAGCCCGCACGGGCAAGAAACGCGACCCGCGCAACGACTACGGCGACGCTAACGATCAGCTGCGAAAGCTAACTCGGAAAGCGATGGACCTTCCGTGTCACTTTGGTGCTAGCGCACTAGAGCGACGGGACCAAGACGATGACGGTGTTGTTGTGTACCGGCCGTCAATCCCGCCGGGATTGATGAAGGACACCTATGGCTGGTTCGACCTTGTAGCACACACTACCCTAGTGGCAGTAGGTGAGCACGAGCAATATCACGGGCTCTTCAAACCGATCGGAAAGTACAAGGGCAAAGACCGCGAAGGGATCATGCCACGAACGGTAGTCAGCCCATCGTTCGACCGAGTGATAGCGTACGCTGAGGAGACGCTAACAGCCGCAACAGACCCCGTGATGATAACCGCACAAGAACAAAAAAACGAGCAAAAGAAAAGTCAAACACAGGAGGACAAGTAACGTGGCTAAGCTCAACAAAAAACAGTCCAAAGAGGTTGACAAAGCATCCGGGGGTTTCGAGCCGCTGGTTGATGGTGTCTACCATGCTCGACTACGCACAGTTGAGGTCAGCGAGAACCCCGGACCCTCGGGGTCGCATTATTGGAAGTGGGAGTTCGAGGTCGTAGAGGAGCCGTACATCAACCGGCGCCTATGGACCAACACCTCGCTCGCTGATGCCGCGGCTTTCAAGCTGAAGGAGCTGTTCGATGCGTTCGGCGAGAATACTGATACAGACACCGATGAGCTGTGTGGTCAGGTGGTGCGGCTGGTCGTCTCGACCCGCACGATTCAGCAGGGTACGCGTAAGGGCGAGATCAGCAACCAGATCGACCGCGTGTCGCCGGCAGATGAGGAGTTCGAGATCCCCGAGGATCCTCAGACATCAGGAGCCGTCAAGGGCGATGACGGCGAGGACTTGTTCTAGCCGATAAGCAAAACATGGGCCGCAGCTCGCGGTGAGGTCTCTCCCCGGTCCCGACTCACTGCTGGTAGCTAGCGTATGAAAGACCCGAGGGTAATCGGGCGCCCACTACCTTACTTGAGAAGGAGGACCGGATGAGCGCGATGGGAAAGAACTTGGAGCGCTGGCGACGAGCAGTCGCTACGCATGACGTCGAGAATCCGAAGCACACTAGCTACGGGATCGGGCTCTCACACTTCGACCTAGAGCGCCTAGGGCTCACCGAGGGCGAGGAGCTATGGGACGGGATCAGGGTCCAGCTTGACGGCGGGCAGGCAGGCAACTTCCGCGTGCTCTGCGACGGCGACCACGACGAATGCAACCTTCACGATAAGGAAGCAGCTGATATCAAACCCGTGCACGCAGTCTCCAAAGACCGCGATCTTGTGCCTGCCTAATGGCTAAGCTGCGAGATGCTCAGGCGCTCCACAAACTAGGGTGGCGAGTCGTCGCAGCACCGCTGGCGGGTAAGGCGCCGATCGGCAGCTGGAAGGCAGCACAGACCAAGCCAGCAACGCCTGAGGAGTTGCAGGAGGCGTTTGCGAAGGACCACAACATTTTCATTATCACTGGCGCGATCAGTCGGCTGGCTGTGCTCGACTGCGACGACCAAGCAGCGGCGGATTACTGGCGCGATCGGCTCGGGTCGGTGCTAGACGAAACAACCTGTGTCAACACGGGGCGCGGGCACCACTACTACTTCCGGCTCGCAGAGGGTGAGACTCACAAAGGGCGCTCCAGCCTAGGAGGCGGCAGCGGTAAGTGGGACCTACGCGCAGATGGGGGCGGTGTTGTCGCTCCTCCTAGTATCCACCCAACAGGTAGAGTCTATAGGTGGGGTCGGGGTCGCGGGCCTGACGCACTGCAAGACGCCCCAGATGCTCTGTGGGCCGACGAGAAGAAGTCTTCATCGAATACGACTGGCCCTTCTTCCCTTCTCTCACACCTGCTAACCAAACCACCAGAGGAGGGCGAGCGTAACAACTGGCTTGCTAAAGTAGCTGGGCACCTCGCAATCATACACCCACATCAAGACGCCTTCGAAGAGACGGTTCGCGGTTATGGGCAGCAGATAGGTCTTGAGGTGCCTGAGATCGAGAAGCTCATAAGGTCAATATGGGAGTCCGAGCAGGCGAAGATCGGCAAAGGCCCGCCCGAGCCGGCCGCGGAGGGTGAGGGCGGCAGCTGGCGTATCACTAACTGCACCGAAGAGTCTGGTTGGTTGATGTCTGGGGATATTCGTATCCTCACGCAGATCCGCGAGCGCGACTCGGACGGTAACTGGCAGGCGGCTATTGCTCCGTGGCTCAACGCAGACCTGCGCGCTATCGGAATCTTCGAGATGCCCGACGATACGCGACTCTATCACGTTGAGGTGCGTACGCAAGATCGAATCTATGATGGAGATGTAAGCAGCAAGACATTGGGTGACAACAAAGCCCTCGTACAATGGCTCGCCGGCTTCGGAGTAAGCTTGGCCGCACCGGACGGCATCTACCCCCGCGGGATGGCCTCAGGCGCCCGTCTGGTGCGCTATCTGGAGGTCCAGCAGCCGCCTGTGCAGCTAGCAGTCACTGCGCTGGGGTGGCACGAAGAGTCCGGAGCCTTCATCACCCACGAAGGACTCCTACGATCCGACGGATTCGCTCCCTTTGAGGCCGTCAGACCCGCCCCACGTGTGCGTCAGTGGGCGCCTTACGTATACGGGCTGGATGGTGCCGAGCACACCGCTCAAGACGTGCTATCAGAGGTGCTGACGTTCCACGATGAGCGTGTAGCAGCAGTGTTTGGTGCTTGGTGGGCAGCCTGCCTACTCAAGCCTCAAATCGCCCGCGAGTTCTCACAGTTTCCGTTCATGGCGCTCGAGGCCCCTTCAGAGAGTGGAAAGACGACGGGATATTTCCCTTTGATGTTGGAACTCGCCGGCAACACGCAAGGCAACAGCAACCCCACACGCGCAGCTATGCGTGATTATCTGAGCGCACACCGCTCCGGGATCGTATGGGTTGATGATCTAGATAACCTAGACGCGCTCGGCGAGCTGATTCGCTCAACGACCGTCAGCGGGACAGTCGTCAAGAAGGCGCTCAACCAGTCGGACCAGATCAGCGTGCAGCTAGTGGCGGCACTATGTGTGAGCGGCGAGTCCCTCGGTCTGCACGGGCAGAAGGCCCTACTCGACCGCTCGATCGGACTAGAGGTCCCGAGCCCGGTAGGCCGGCGCAGCCTACACGGCGATTACTCTCAATTCCAAGATATCGTTGAGCTGAAAAGAAAGCACCCGACTTTGAGCGACTACGCCGGCACGTATATGGTGCGCGCCCTGAAGCTAGTACCTGAAATCCCCTCTAAGGCTCTCACTCTGCGGGAGGGTGACGGCCGGTTGATGGACAAGCTCACGATCATGCGCCTTGGGGTGTGGGTGCTCCGTACGCTTATCGACCACGAGAGCAGCGAATGGGTGGATCGCCACGTAGAGGGGTGGGTAGCCGAACAGCTCGCAAATTACGACCCTGCCGACAACAGTCTCACGATGCAGCTGCTCCCTGCCGCCCTCAAGCGCCTAGGGCGCCCAGGGCAGCCGATGGGGCCTGACACGAGTCGCTCTCGACCAGCCAGTCCTGTTTTCATCCGTGCGCAAAAGTCTGATATCTGGTTCAATCCCACACTGCTCGCGGAATGGTGGAGCGACATTCACTACGGTCGCATAGATCAGCGCACAGCCTCAGCCGAGGCCCTCAAGCAGCAAGCAAATGCAATCGGGGCGGGCGGTCGTAAAGGCGTCGACCGACGGTACTTCAAGTACTCAACCGGAACTGGAGGCGCGAACTATTGGCGCCTTCCAGACGACATCGCCGAACAGGTCATACTGAGATCCGAGGCTTGATTTAGCGGTCCGGCTGTGCTAGGATTTCTCAAAACGCGAAGGAGGTCAATCATGGATATCGTCGAAACTCTGCGTGAGATCGCAGACCAGTTGGAGGAGAAGGCAGCAAGCCCTTGCACATGCGGGGCTGAGGTTGTAGACGCACAGGAGTTTGACTTCAAAGACGGTAACGGACCCGTCCCCGCAACACGACACACTAACCCATACGGCAGCATCGGTGGCTGGGTTGCTGCGACCGCCGCAGTAGAGGCTACTGTGTGGGTGTACGGCAACGCGTGGGTGTACGGCAACGCGCGGGTGTACGGCAACGCGCAGGTGCACGGCAACGCGCGGGTGCACGGCAACGCGCAGGTGCACGGCAACGCGCAGGTGTATCAATCATGAACACATTCACAATCGATCGGACAGAGGCGGAGCTGTATATAATTCACACAGAGCGGCTTCGACAGGAGCGGTTGAAGGTAGAGGGACGCTTCCGTTACACTCTTAGTGATGAAGGTGCGTCGGATCTACTGCGACTTAGTTCCGTAGTAGAGGAGATAGGGGAGGTCAGCAAGAACCTGCTCGCACGTGAGGGGCTCGTTACAGACGGAGAACCGACACTAAAGGCGATCCACAAGGAGCTATCACATGTCGCCGCACTATCGGTGGCGTGGATGGAGTACCTTACACAACTAATGGAAAAGGGGATCGTATGACCGTCATCACCACAACCAGCGGTACACAGCACGTGGTCGTAGAGACCATAGACCACATAAAAACTGGGCTTGCGGCGCCGGGTACAGGACTCCTGAAGCTAACTATAAACCTTAGCCTTGAGACCATCGTGTTCAACCCAGATAATATTGAGTCAATTCGATGAGACCAATCATATTCATAGACTGCGAGACGACCGGGCTTGATCCGTACACGCATGGTGTGTGGGAGGTCGCGCTGGTTCCGAACAAGCCAAATGAAGTAGGGTTCAGTCCGACGGTCTGGCAAACCCACGTAGATCTGCGGGTTGCCGACCCGACCGCATTGCGTGTTGGCGGGTTTCAGAGGCGCTACTGCGCTTCTGAGGCGATCGATGGGGTCGTCCTAGCGGATTACCTAGCGTGGCAGCTGCGCGACGTAACGCTGGCCGGCTGCAACCCAGCCTTCGACGCCGCCTTCCTCCGCGCCCTGCTACATGAACACGGGCTCAAGCCCACCTGGCACCACCGTTTGCTTGACCTTCAGGCCATGTACGCCGGGATGACCCGCGCTGCCCACCTGTCCGGGACTGCAGACCTACCAGCACTGATAGGTATCTCGAACAGCAAACCACACACCGCACTTGGTGACGCAAGTTGGAATAAGCTCTTCTATGATTGGTTGACCAAATGAGCGTTCTCGATGTAGTTGCAGCACGGGAAGCCGCTATCAAGCAGCCTGTAACTTCAGCACACAGCACCACACACGTTGTATCTTATTCGGAGCTTGATTCCATACGCCAGTGCCGGCTGAAGGCGCACCTGGCCTACAAGGAGCGCTGGCAGCCCGAGACCGTCAGCGCTGCCCTGAGCCGCGGCAAGCTCTACCACGCGGTCCTAGAGGCCCACTACCGCACCCAGGCGACGACGCTTGATGGGAGTGGGGTAGAGCAGACCGTCGACCCGTGGGACGTGCTCAACGCAGCCAAGGATTGCGAGGAGACAGATACCGTCCGATGGATCTACGAAGGCTACCTCGAGCGATACGGCAAGGACACGCAGTGGGAGGTACTGCAGGTCGAGCAGCGCGTCGAGGAGTGGCTGACGCTGCCTAATGGCCGGCGCTCAACGTTCAAGCTGAAGGGGTTCGTAGATCTGCTCGTGAGGGACCATTCAGCCGGCGGAGGACTGTGGATCGTAGACCACAAGCTAGAGCCTCTCTCCTCTGAGCTACATACACCATACGGTCTAAAGCACATGGGGGATATACAGGCTGGGGATGAGGTGCTTGGATCAGACGGAACACCGACTCGGGTCGTAAACGTGTTTCCTCAGGGTCTGCAGGAAATCTGGAACGTACACTTCGATGACGGCGCTGTCGTACCGTGCGGACCGGAGCACCTCTGGTCCGTAGGGAGAGAAGGAATGGAGTCACCTAGAACCATTTCAACTCAAAAGCTCCGAGAGAATCTCGATGGGTCTAGCAGATACGTGTTTGTGCCGATCGGGAATCCTCTTTATCAACATACACAGAATCTCCCAATCAATCCTTACACGCTAGGAGCGTTGCTCGGGGACGGCGGGATGACACGCTCTCTCTCATTGCACACACATGAGAATGAGTGGGAGCATTTCAAACGTATGTGGCTGTGTGCTGGTGATGAGTGGGGCGCGATCACGTTACGGAATGAGCACGGATTCAATGTTCACGTAAACGGAGGAAATACTCTTCGTGAGCTTGAGCGACTTGGGCTTCGAGGATGTAAGTTCAACTCGAAGTTTGTGCCTGAGCTGTATCTCAATGGAAACATAGAACAGCGCCTCGCGCTGCTACAAGGGCTGATGGATACAGACGGCTGCGTTTCTCAAGGGAAGTCGCGATTCGTAACTACTTCTCCAGCCTTGCGCGACGCAGTGATTCGTCTCGCGCGATCCCTTGGGGGAACGGCTCGTGAATGGTTGATACCAGACTACCAAAAGACTCAATCAACACCTGCTTGGGCTGTGTGGGTCTGGACACCTCTATGCCATTTCTTGCTACCTCGCAAGGTTGAGAAATGGCAAACAGAACGATCAATACAACAACGAAAAGGGCGCCGAGTCGTCGGGGTAGAGCCATCCGGTACTGCGGAGGCTCAATGCATTCAAGTTGAAGCCGCAGACGGGCTGTACGTGACAGGAAGACAGGCAGTCGCGCTCACACACAACACGTGCCGCGAACTTCCCAAGAGTCGCGCCCTGGACTTCGATGACCAGATGGGACTTTACACGTTGCTGCTACGCCGTCAGGGCCTCGACATACGAGGAGCGATCTACAACGCCTGTCGCAGCTACAAACTGAAGCGTCCGATGAGCTCAGATGAACGCTTCAGTCGATCGCTCACGACCCGCACAGACACCGAGCTGGAGGTGATGGCACAGGAGGCTCTCGCTACCTTCAAGAGCGCCTACGGGGTAGGCCAAAGGGCACCAAAAGGGGGGCACTCTAGGGGGACACTACCGCCGCGCAGCCCCGATCCTGACCGATGTGGGTGGCGTTGCCCGTTTGTTGAGCCGTGTCTTATGTCGCGCAAGGGAAGAGATATTCGGGAGCTACTAACCGAAATGGATTACTCTCAGAATCTGGTTCGTCACTGATGATCGCAGTCGCACAACCGTACTGTAGGAAGGGGCATCTATTTACTCCAGAGAACACCTACGTACGCCCTGACAGCGGAACAAGGCGCTGTCGCATATGTATGAGAGAGTACCTAAAAACACACCATCCCACACGACAGAAATCTTCGATGATTCGGCTTAGGAAAGAAGCGTTTGAGGCTTACGGTGGATGTTGTGTTTGCTGTGGAATAGACGACATCACAGTCTTGCAATTGGACCACATTCACGATGATGGATCAGCACATAGACAAGCGATCGGGTGGGGTACCGGAAGAGGCGCAGGAGGACAATCCTCCGCTAGCGGGTCGACTACGTATCGTTGGCTTCGGCAGCGGAATTGGCCGACAGGTATAGTTCAAATCCTCTGCGCTAACTGTCACGTCAGCAAGACTCGTGGTGTGCCTTGTGTGTGGCATGAGGAGTCCTGTTTGATGAGCCGGAAGGGACGAGACATCCGCACCCTTTTGTCCGAGACAGGTTTCACTCAACAGCTGCAAAGGCACTAACCGATGGCGTCGACTCGACAACTACAGGCAGCTCAATCGCTTCGATTTGTACGTGCTGATCGTAACGCAAAAGCAGAGATTCGAGACACAGCAAGCAAGCTAGTCGCTCGCGCAGTCGCTGATGGCACGCTCATCAAACCAACTATTTGTCCTGTTTGTGGAGATGCTGATTGGCTGCGTCTGCGTGGTAAACGTGTGCAGATTGGCGGGCATCACAACGATTACGGCAAGCCTTTAGAGGTCGAATGGCTTTGTGCTGTTTGTCACGCAGAGGCTGACAAGCTACGGTGCAGTGCTGAAACAGAGGCTGAGTGGGGTCAATACATACCAGATTCGCAATTTCATGCCCCCCTCAAAACAGCACTACCAAGCCAAGTTGACCCCGGTTGACCCCATGACCCCATATGAATTCCTCTACATGCGAGAAGTGGTAAGGGGTAGTGTTATACTACCCCTTAGGCGTTTTAGCAAAGTAACCGCTGTGATTCAGGATTTCAGGGTCAAACAGGTTATTTTGGCTCTAGCAAGCCAAATACGGGGGTCACGATCAAGAGGCAGTTACAGATGCTCGGGGTCACGTCCTGTAGGATTTGGCTTGCTAAAGCGGAATTAGGAGGGGTCAGTGCCGGTTTACGCGTACATCGAGTACGAAGGAAAACGTGTCAAGGTCGAGGTTCCTCTACAAGAGGTACAGCGGCGAGTTACACAGCAGAAAAAGGAACTAGCTAGAAAGGAGCGTGAAAAGAACTCACTGCAAACCCGCATCAAGGAAACCCTCAGAGCGCACCCTGAGGGATTGAGCAAGAACGCGGTGTATCGCTACACCAGATGCTACCCATCAGGAGGTTCGCTAGCCCTAGCGCAACTGGAGATGGCTGGTGTCGTTAGCTTCGAACGAGTAGGTAATTCCATTATCTGCAAAGCAACGGAGGCAAAAACATGAACGAGATAACAGAAGGTGACTGCGTAGAGGTGATGAAGGATATGGGGGCCAGCAGTATCGACTGCATGGTGACCGACCCGCCCTACGGCATCGCCTATAAGAGCCGCCAGAAGGAGGGAGGCAAGAATCGTCTCGAAGCAATCGCTAACGACGCCACTTTCGATCCTGTATGGCAACTGGCGTGGATGAAGGCTGCTTTCCGGACACTCAAGGCCGGCGCCCATATCTACTTGTTCTGCTCCGAGCACTACGTCGGCGAGTTCCGCACCACGATTATTGCAGCTGGCTTCGATATCAAGCGGATGCTCATCTGGAAGAAGGGACATCACGGCATGGGCGACATGGTCGGCGGCTACCTGCCGATGACAGAGCTAATCCTCTTCGCACACAAGCCAGCACACAAAGGCGATGAGCGCGCGCTTGAGCGCCAAGGCCAGTCGAACGTGATCGAGGTAGCAGGAATACGCAAGATGGAGTTTCACCCAACAGAAAAGCCGACGGGTGTGCTGCGGACCCTGATCCTGAACTCAACAAAGGTAGGCGAGACGGTGCTGGACCCGTTCGCCGGCAGCGGCAGCACAGGCGTTGCAGCACGCGAGGAGAACCGTGAGCCGGTGCTCATCGAGCTGAACCCAAAGTACATCAAGGTCATCGAGGGTCGACTCGCTCAGGGCGGCTTGTTCTAAAACTTATCTCGTACGGTATGGTATAGTTAGACAAATGACACGCCTGAAAAACACACACTGTCATCAAGGACATGAGTTCACTCCTGAGAACACGCATACACGGCCTAACGGCGATCGACAATGCCGTACGTGCATGAAGGGCTATCGTGAAAAGTACAAAAAGGACGGGCGTTATCGTGAGGATAATAATCGTCGCGCAAAGGAATGGAGAGTCAGTCTGCGGCAAGCAGCGTACGACCACTACGGCGCTAAGTGTGCCTGCTGCGACGAGACGGAGTTGCTGTTTCTAACGATTGATCATATCGACGGAGGCGGTTGTGAGCAACGCCGTGAAAACGGCTGGGGAGGTAACGGCCCACTACTAAAGTGGCTTCGCGATCACAACTATCCCGAGGGATATCAAGTCCTCTGCTTCAACTGCAATCAAGGAAGGCACAGGAATGGCGGAATCTGTCCCCACCGAGATATGGAATAGCCTCACACGTGCAGACGTGGTTGCAGTAGACACAGAGACTTCCGGACTTTATCCCGATGACGGAGCTAGAGTCGCTTGTGTTGCGTGTGCTTGGAAGGATAAAGGAGAGCTGCGCTCGTACGGGTGGCCTCTAGATCAAGGAGTAAGGGACAAGCCGTTGACGACCAAGCGGCGTTACGAGGAACGACGCAAAGCAGAAGAAAAACAGATGACCTTCGGGGATACCGAAGTCGATCCTAACCTGAGCGAAGAGGACTGGCAGATGCTGCTGTGGTTGCTAGGGAAAAAACATCTGGTCTTCCACAACGCCGCGTTCGATCTAATCATGATGCACGCCGGTACACGGCACTGGCACGGTGTAGACCTTGGTAACCAGCTGCTATGGGACACCATGATTACTCATCGTGTGTGGAGACCAAACAGCAGCGCCGGACTCGATAACGCAGCACGTGAGCTAGGTATTGGCCAAAAGCAGGGACTTGACGCCGTTCGCGAATGGCTCCAGCACGCTAAAAAGCCGAAGCACCGATATGACCTGGTGCCGTGGTTGGTGATCGAGCAGTACGTGACAGTAGATGCAGAAACAACTTTTGCACTATACGAGCAGCAAAAGCTCCATTTCAAGGAAGAGACAAAGGCGGATCGGAACCGGCTGCTGAAAGAATGTCGACGCGAGTTCAACCTCTCTGTGGTGCTGATGCGAATGGAGCAACGCGGTCTCGGCTATGACGCCAAGCGATCGTTGGGGGCCGCAGGGAAGATGGAACATAAGGTCGAGGATATCGTTGCGCAACTACCGTTCAAGCTGACGCCGGCAGGAGCTAGAAAATATTTCCTAGAGCAGGGATTGATTCCTGAGCGCTACACACCGACTGGGGCTCCATCTATTGACGCTGAGCAGATCCGTGAATGGGCCTCCGATAACCCACCAGTCAAGTGGGCTGCCGAGTACAGAGACGCAACAAAAGCTAAACGTGCCGCATCGATGTGGTACCGTGGATACGTTGAGAAGCTCGGTGAGGATGGTCGGCTGCGTTGCCGCTATCGGCAAGTCAAGTTCAGCAGCGCAGGCGGAGGAGACAGCGACAGTGGCGCTCGCAGTGGCCGGCTGTCAGTCGAGCGCGTGAATCTGCAAGCCATGCCGAAGGGCGACAAGATCGAGAAGGGTATGGTGGGTGTACGAGATCTACTGTTGGCGAAGAAAGGGCACGCACTAGTCTCCTTGGACATGAGCCAAGCCGAGCTCAGGGCTGCGGCGAGGTTTTCGAAATGCGAGACGATGCTGCAGATGTTGAATGAAGGTGTCGACTTCCACGGGAAAACAACCGAAGATGTGATGTTCATAGAACGTGACCATCCGGAATGGGCTCTGAAGCGTGACATTGGGAAGAAGCTGACCTTCGGATCTATCTTCGGCATTGGCGGTGAAGGATTCCAAAAGCTACTTGCAAGAGAAACAGGAGTACACCTCGAGCTCGATGAATGCGAAGATCTAGTTCGAAACTGGCGCCGGACGTACCCTGAGATCATGAACGCATATCGGCGAGCTGAGCGGGTGTTCCGAGAGCGCGGTTACGTGCGTATATTGCCTGGTACCGAGTATGAGAGCCGATCTTACCTAGCTGACGGGGATTGGCCGCATACGGGCTGGAACCGTATGGTGCAAGGCAGTCTGGCGGCGTGGTTGCGACTATGGTTGGTTGAGATCGAGCATGCGCTACCGGGTGCGCTCGTGCTGACCGTCCACGACTCGGTTGTCCTTGAGCTCCCCAAACGAACCGCGAAACGAACCGGACAGAAGATAGCGGATGCTGCTGCAGCACGAGCGAGTGTGTTGTTCGATACTCCGATGGTCGTTGACCTGGAAATGTACACTAAATGATACTTGCAGTCGATCCTGGAGACAAGCACGTCGGTGTCGCTACCTGGCGAAATGGTGTTGTATCCGCCGATGAGGTCGATGCTGAGTTCTGGCTCAAACAATTTATCTCAATTATCAATACACTAGAGTTGGTAATCATCGAGAGCTTCGTTTTGTACCCTGGGAAGGCGAGTGCGCAGAGCTGGTCGCAAATGAAGACCTCTGAAATGATTGGCGCGATGAAATGGATAGCGTTCCAAGCGGCGGTGCCTGTTGTTATGCAAGGAGCGAATATCAAGAAGCCTACTCGAGCGCAGTGCAAAGCACGTAGGATAGACGTATCAAACAGCAGCAACCATGCCCAAGATGCTATTCTTCACCTACACTATTATCTCCTAAGAAACAATTTGGAGGTCAAATGAGAGCAAAGAAATATTACCTAGCTGGTCCCATGACCGGAATCAAGCACTTCAATTTCCCGGCCTTTCATGCCGCGGCAGTTGATCTACGCGAGCGCGGCTTCGCTATTATATCGCCTGCAGAGTTGGATTCACCTGAGGCGAAAAAAGCAGCGGAAGAGTCACTCGACGGTGACCCCTCGCATTACGCAGCTAACGACTCATGGGGTGACCTGCTGTCTCGCGATGTGAAGCTGATCGCTGATGAAGGAATAGAAGCTATTGTTGTGTTGCCGGGCTGGCACTCCTCACGCGGCGCCAAGCTTGAGACGTTCATAACACACCTATGTGGTGTGCCGATCCTGGAGTATCCTCTGCTGAATGAGTGTCACGTTGACCTGATCGATGTTGCGCACGGCCATGAGGGCGCACGTAAGCACGTCGACTCGGTGATCGCCGGGGAGAGCCTCGAACTGCCCCACGAGACGCGCGTCGTTGACTCAAGCACAGGCGGAGAAAAGGGTAGCAAGCTCGCACAAATCAGCGCCCTCGACCCGGATGCGCTGCTAGCAGTGGCGAAGGTGGCGGGGTTTGGGGCACAGAAGTATGCTCGATTGAACTACATGAAGGGCTTCGATTGGTCGCTATCGTTCGATGCTCTAATGCGACACTCACTTGAGTTCTGGGCAGGGCGTGCGATTGACGAGGAGTCCGGGCTACCGCATATAGCACATGCAATCTGGCAAGCGATGTGCTTGTACTCGTTTTCAACACGGGAACTAGGAACTGACGATCGCATTAGTGCAGGTCGACACCTACAGGAGGCTAACAATGAGTGATAAGCCTACGATTATCCAGCATCAGGTGCACACCGTTCTGCTAACAGCCGATAAGCGTCAAGGCGTTGCGTTGGGCGTGAACCCTGCAGGTGAAACGTTTCGTATCTGGTTGATGACTCCGCGCGCAGTGAAAGCAGCACAAGAAAAGCTCAGCGCGGTTGCTCGATCACTAGGAACAAAATCAAAGCGCATAAAAGCGCCTCAAGAGACAATCCGAGGAAGCCGCAACTGCTGCATCAGTGGGATTTGGCGACATGACCGGGAATGGAGCATGCGATGAAAAGTTTCTTCTTCTTCCTTGTTCTCATCGGGTTCATCGGGCTAGCAGCCGCTTATGCTGCTGAGGAAAACCCTAAACTCGCTTTGGGGTGCGTGCTACTTGGGATTGCGAATGGGGCTCTGTTTGCATGACCAACCCAAACGATCCTGGTTTGAGCGAGGCAGCTATAACAGCTCTAGAGAGATTCGGAGGCAAGCGCGGACAGCAAGCTCTTGCGATCGTGGCAGCAGTGCAAGTAAGTGTGCCGGCAATCAAGTGGGTTAAGGAGAAGCTGAACAAACGAGAGGACTACACGATCACTGTCGGCGGGCAGGATGAGATCTACGATGACCTGCACGAATGGGTGCTGGAGCACATCCCCGAGATCGAGCGAAAGGCGCTGATTGCCTTGCTTAGAGCTGTCCGTGTCGATGTGGATGAGGAGTTCAAGCCGCTGAATCAAGAGCAGGCAAAGCGACTCTTCCTGCGAATAGATCGGCTAGCGTCATGCGATTGAACGCGGCGGAGCTGCAGGAGCTGAAGGAACAGAAGCCGACGAAGATATGGCGGTTGGTAGAGCAGAAAGCTGAAGCCGGCAAATCCTATAGTGCAGTCGGCGAGGAATACACGGTACTCAGCGTCGATATGCTAGAGCAAAAAGATGTGCTTCGGCGGTTCGGGATGAAGGGATACGAGGACCTGGTTGAGCGGCTGGGGCCTTGGCAGCAGATCTGGCTTATCGTAGTAGTGGCAGGGGACCGAACTGACCGACCGCGTTTGCTGGCACCATCCGGAGGTAAGAGCGGTGACTACACATCACAGTCCGCTCGAGCCATGAAAGATACCGTAGGGGTGGAGCCCGAGGCAGTTAGTGCAGAGGTTGTGAATCAGTTTTCTAAAGCGGCTAATTCTGCGATTGAAGCCACGCAGACTCGACGACAGAAGAAACAGCGGCTGCGTAGCGCACGAGACCTGCTAAAAAAGGCGCTAGACGGGCCTTGACCGAGTGTGCTACACTAAGTGCCTGCTCAGAGTACGGCCGCTCGCACAGCCGACGCTCTAGGGTCTGCCCAGAGGACTCTCGCCCATACGGCGATCGAAGCCCGGTTGGTAGTTTGACTGTCGAGGGATTCAGATGACGGTTACGATCAAAACCAAGAAACGCCTCCCTCGACCACGCACAACACTTTCTAAGAGCTGCCTACTTGATGGAGCGCGTTCGTCGGACGTAGACTGGCAGGCCCTGCAACCGATCAGTCAGGACGGCACATACCGGGGCGGTTGTGCGTCGTGGGTCTACTTTGTTGAGGAGACCGATACTGGATTTCTGAAGATCGGCTTGTCAGGGGACCCCCTACGGCGCCGTGCGGATATGCAAACTGGAACACCACACCCGCTGCGTGTCATTCGCTGTCTCTACGGATACGAGAAGACAGAGCAACTTCTCCATCAAGCATTCTCTTACTGGCGTGTAGAGAATACGAGGGAGTGGTTTTCACCTTCTGGGCGTTCTTTGATTCTCGTTGTTGCTGATGAGATTATCAACCGACAGCTCAACTCCTCTTATGACTCACTGATGGATAAGATGCACGGAATAGCCTGCGATGTAATCAAGCACGCAGGGATCAAGTAAGAGATGGAGGTCTCTCGTGAAAAAAGCACTCGCAGCATTGTTTCTTGAGCTGTTGGCCGCTGACGTGCTCTACCGGGTTGCTATCCGGCCGACAGTACGACGCATTGTTTATCGCTAGTCATGGCTAAGGCGCTGGTTGTTCATTTCCGGAAGGCTGAGTACGACGTATACATCGGGAGACCAACTAAGTGGGGCAACCCATTTTTGG